TGAAAAGATGCGCATCACTTCCGGCGGCAACGTTGGCATCGGAACTTCGAGTCCATCTACAAAATTGCATGTTTCTGGCGATAGTTTTACTTCTGGCAATAGCTATTTTAAATCAACCAACGGTTCCGGAATGTCCGGTGGAACTGTAACTGGAAAATTTATTCAAGGCAGTGATGGAAACTTAATCTCATGCCGAGCGGTAACGACCGGTGCTACTCACCAAACGTTTGTTAATTCTAATGGCATTATTGGTTCTATCACAACTGTTAGCTCAACTACTTCATTTAATACTTCTTCTGATTATCGCTTAAAAGAGAATATTGTTGATCTCGACGGCGCTATTGATCGAGTCAAGCAGCTTGCACCCAAGCAGTTCAACTTCATCGTTGATGCTGACAAAACAGTCGATGGGTTTATTGCTCACGAAGCACAAGCCGTTGTTCCGGAGGCTGTCACTGGCAGTAAGGATGAAGTTGATGATGATGGCAATGCCGTGATGCAAGGCATCGACCAATCCAAACTGGTTCCGTTGTTGACTGCTGCACTGCAAGAGGCAATCGCAAAAATCGAAACTCTCGAACAGCGTCTATCAGATGCTGGTATCGCCTAGCGGCATCCCGCCCCATGGCAACGTGGGGCCTTGCTATTAAACTTTCTTTGAAGTTCTAACTCACCATGTCTACAACGTTTACCTGGGCAATTTCAGACCTGAATCGTGAGACAGCTGACGGCTTTGTGTTCACTGCTCACTACACCGTTTCAGCTGCAGACGGCACTTATTCCTCTGGTGCGTATGGAAGCATTGGTTTCGAGCGTCCTGAAACGTTAGTTCCTTTTTCTGACCTAACTTCTGACATCGTTGTGGGCTGGGTCAAAGAAAAGCTGACTGCTGAAAAGGTCACTGAAGTTGAAGCTGCTTTGCAGGCTCAGATTGATGAGCAACGCGCTCCAACCAAAGGCTCTGGTGTGCCCTGGTCTGCTGCTGAATAATGCAAAAACCTGATCCAATGATTCCTTGCAAGCCAGGCGCTGAGGATCTTGAAGCGATGAACAATCGCATTGTCTGGCTAGACATGCTTTACAAGCTCGAAGGCCGTGACAAAGCAGATCATCCAAAGCGTGGCCTTTATACCGGCCTGCATAAACGTCATTTCTCAACGTTCCCTGGAACGGATGAAAACTGAGGAACAGATTGAAAACCGTCCATTGACTGGCCCAGTTAATGTACTTACGGAAAACGTTTTCCCTTCCAAACATGATCAAGTCTTTAATTGCGATTGGTGCAGCCGCTACGGCAGTTGCATTGGCACCAGTGTCTGCCCTCGCTGGCCCTTACCTAAACATTGAAAGCAACGCCGGTTTCGCTGGTGGTGACGGTGTAGACATGGATTACATCGGTTCTACCACTGATTTCCACATTGGCGTCGAAGGCGCTGGTGAAGACACCTCTTGGTATCTGCAGGCTGGTCCAGCTTTGGTCTCACCTGACAATGGCGAGGCTGATGTCGAGTTCTCCGGCAAAATTGGTGGCGCTGTTGCCATCACTGCTGATAAGAACCTCAACCTTTACGGCGAAGTCAGCTTTATCACTGTTGACGATTTCGATGCCGCTAACGTTGGGACCAAAATTGGCGTGAAGTACAACTTCTGAGCTAGTCTCAAATAGGGAGACGAGCCCTTACCCTTTCCTGTCCTCACATCAGGGAAGGGTTTTTTCTTTGCACAGCCATCATGCAAAAGTTTTTCAACGTCTTGTCGGTCGCATCGTTCACTATGTCAGCGGGCATATTGATTGGAACGGCGATGCTTTACACCCGTATCCCATCCTTGACCAAGCTCTACATGAGTGAGCTAAAGCTAGAGCTGACTCAGCTGGTGACTGACATGATTCCTGGTCAGATTGATGACGTAATGCCTGAGCTGCCGACATCAACAGGCCCAGCAATCCCTGGCGGTATCAAGGCACCATTTTGATTAAGTGCCTGAAATAAACGACATTGATGTCAATGATGTAGGCGTACCAGAGGTTCGCACTTGGTTAAACGATCCACCATCAGTCCCTGATGCTCCACCGGTAACGCTTGAGATTGGTGTCCCTGTTATAGATCTGCCTGCGTTTAGCCCTTTGGACTTTCAACCAGAGGTTCAGCCGCCAAAGATTACACCGCCAAAACCGAAGCAACCAAAGACACCCTCTGCACCAGAGGTAAAGCTCCCAAGGGTGCAGCTTAAAGAAGAAGAACAGGTTGTAGCTGAAGAGGTAAAGCCCCTGATTCAACAGGTCGTCGAAGCAATACCAACAATCCCTCAAGCAACGACAGTGGCTGTGTCGTCTGTAATTGGTGTGTCAGCTGCGTTGGCGACACCATTTTTGCTGAAGTTGATCAAGCCAATCGTTAAAAAGGTAATGGTCAAGATTCAGAAAGCCTTAGGCCGTCAGGTCAAGGTTGAGTCGGTTTGGCAGCGGAGGAGGCTGCAGCGGGCACAACGGAAATAGGATGCGTGTGGGGCGTTGGATAGTTAATGACGACATCAGCGCAGACTTTTGCAAAAGGTGATTTAGGTGCAAAGCGAATCCCTTTAAGCATTAACTCGCCGCAATGCTTTAGGCGTGAAACCTCAAAGTCAAGCCTTCTGTTGGCTAGTGCCTGTTCTTGCAATTTAAGCTGCGTATCTACTGCGGCTTTGCAGCGTTCCTGCAGTCCACCATCGAGTGGGATTGTTGCTTGTATTGATATGCCAGCGTTCCAGTTGTGATTGTCCTTTTGCCCTGTTCTTGTATTTTTAAAAAACAGTACGTCGCCCGGATTGTCTAATCTGCCATCTTCGTCTAAGTCGCTGATGTCATAAACAGGGTCCATATAAAAAGGTTCATACGGCAGCCCAAATGATTTGGTGCGGTTGGCGTAAGGAGTAATGGTTAGAGTTGGCCCTTGGCATTGAATGTTGCCGCCATAGCTGTTGGTTATCGCAGAGCCTTGCAAAATCTGCACAGCCTGATTCGACACCGACCCAGATGATGTGGCGGTAGGGCTTGCAGTTGCAGAGATGCCACCAATGCCTTCAGCTTGCACTGGAGCGCAAAGGATTATTCCGAGAAAGTAGAAACTGTATCTGTAACGCTTGTGATTTCGGTTAGACGTTGGATGGTCGTCTTGTTTGACAGCCCTGGACCATGCAAGCTTTCGACGAATTGAAATGGCTTGCCTTGTTTGACGATTGACCAATTTGGCCGCTGTTCTAAGGAAGTCCATCCGTTAATGGTGGTGTTAGCGATGGGGTTGATATAACTGTCAGGGGCAATGTTCGTACCACTAGCAGAGTATTCAAAACCAGTGGCATAGTCCTCGCTGACGATAGTTTCAGTGACCTTGCTTGTGGTCTCCGTATGAGAGGAAAGTGTCCCCTGCTTGAAATTAGGAATTACCGGGGCTGCTGTTGCTGGAGCGCAAAGCATTAGCAATAAGAACCAACGCATTAGTGTGCAGTAATAGAGAGAATTACCTGTCCTGTTGCACTGGTACCAGCCCCGCCACCAACAATGGATAATGATCCGTCAGTTCCAATTGAGCCATCTAGGGTTCCAAGGACACCACCAGATGTTGTTGTTGTGCTGCCTAACATTGGCAACGTCGGAACAACTCCAGAAGTAACAGTCGTTGCGGAAGGTGTTGCATCACCTTCTATAAACGACTCTGAATATGAAAAAGCGTCACCAGGAGTAGAAACAGAATAAGCGCCAGGAGTGTAACCAACAGCGGACCCTGGAGTAAGTGTCCCCAAAGATGGAGCAGTACCCAGAGTGACGTTAGAACCAGATACAGAAAGAGTAGACCCCAGTCTGGTCGCTTGCGATGCCGCTCCATCAACAGTCAGTTGAATTGATGATTGAATTTTGTGCGTAATATCTGCCGAGGCAGGACTTACCGCAAAAAACGTTAGGCACGATACAAAGAAAAAACGTCTCATTTTGGTTTGGACGTAGGGGTTTCTGCCTTAAGTGTAGGCTCTTCTTTCTTCTTTCTATTGTTGCCAACAGCTAGGCCGAAAGACGCTGCCGTACCAGAAAGAATGGACGCTGGATAGGTGGGGTCTAGCGATTGCTTGAAAACGCCAAGGTAGTTTGCAGTCAAGATTGCCATTGCCCAAGCAAGCAAGACAACCTTAATTACATCGCCTAGGCGTGAGTTGTCTTGTTCTTGTTCCTGCTTACCCTGTTCTTCTGCCATGATGAGTTCACGCTAGAGGTCGAATGGTGGTTGAAATCTGGGCTGCTGTTGCTGGTGCGTCAATAGGCGTAGCCGCTTCTGGGATCAAAGGTGCCAACCGTGAGACACAGCATGGAAGAGATTCGTTGGTGCGCCTCACAAGTGCTGTCGATAATTTAGCGTCTCGAATGGATGTGCTCCATGCCGACCTGCGAGTAAGGGATCAGGAGCTATTTGCTCGGATCTCAGACCTAGAGCAGAATGTTGCAAGGCTTGAGGGCCATCAAAACCGCGTTTAGACTTTCGGCACACACAATGGCTCCATGGTTTTACTGCTTAAGCCAATCCTGTTTAGCTTCATCAAATCAAAAGCTGTAAAACAGTTGTTGATGGACTGTCTGATCAAGATCAGTGAGCAGACAGATAATCAATTGGACGATGTGGCTTGTAAGTATGTGCAGGATTTATTGTTTCCTGATGGTCGCGTTGAGAAATGATGTTTTCCTGGCTTGCCATCACTGCAAGCTGTGTACTCATCGTTCTTTCTAGCGGAGCACTTTTTTATGTTGGTTTTGTTACTGGCATGTCGGGATGCAGCTTGTCATCATCAAAGCAGTTTTGATTCTTAGTCTTGTGGCGCTTAGCTTGTTGCCGTTTTTTAAGTGGTTTCGCGGGACTCCGCACCAAATGGCAGCGATCAAGGAGCTAGAGGACTCGATTGCTGACAAAGCATTGCTGGATGAAGAGGCGGAATGGTTTCAGACCTGGAAGACTACCGGCATTACTCAAGAGGTTTATGGGGTTCCGTATTACAACCAGCTAGACAGCCGTACAGGTTACGGCTTTCGAGAATGCTTCGACGCATCAGCTGCAATGGTTGCTGCATTCCATCGAGCTGTAGACAGCCAAGACGCTTACAGGCAGTTTCGCAGGAAGCATGGCGACACAACCGAAATTCATTCCCAAGTCGCTGCATTGAGGGCTCTTGGCTTGGATGCCGACTTTCGCAAGAATGTAAGGGTGGAGGATATTGAGATTGAGATTGATGCTGGCAGACCACTAATGGTCGGTTGGCTGCATCAAGGTGATCTGACCAAAGGCAAGCCTGCTGTTTGCGACACCGAAGGTTGTGGCCACTGGAGCGTAATCGTTGGATATAACAAAGACGAATTTATCGCCATGGATCCAATGGGGCTACCAGACATGGAGCGTGGCGGGCATAACACTAAGAAATCAGGAGAGCTAATCAGAATGTCGCGGCCTGCTTTCTACCAACGCTTTCTGATTGAAGGAGAAGCAAGCGGCTGGGCTGTGTTTGTGGATCGATGAACTGGGGATATATCAGTGCGTTCTGGACCACAGTTGTGATGAACTGTGTCCAACCCGTGAATTGGCAGGCTTGTTTACCAGTGCAGGACTGGTTATTTCCCGCTATAGGTGATTACATACGGTTCAAGACGGAGGAACCTTATGCTTCCGAGAAACGAGTCCTACGATCCATCAATGGAATGGATGGTCGTTGAGCAAAGTCTTGAAGAGGAGTTGACGCTCGAACGGAGTATCAGGGAGATTGAAGACTGCGAGAATATAGATGTACTGTCACAGCTTTGTGTCGCTATGGCGCGTCAGCAGTGGCATCAAGGCAAGTTGCTTAAGCAGGCTGTTGGACGGATTGCTGGATTGGAGCAGATTTAGGGCTCTTCTTTGAGGCCAGCACGTTCACGACGCTTAGCCGCACGTCCAGCAATTCTTGCTTCTACAGAGTTCTGCCATTCTTGTTTGTCTTGAATTAAAGCTTGCTCGTAGGTATCAAGGTTGTTTTCGCTGGCGATATGGTCGTAAATAATTTCACGCATCAAAGATGAAGGCTTGATATTTTTTTCTGCGGCTTCAAGTAAGAACAACGCCCCACGATTTGGGTCTA